TCATAGCCGCCCGCAGTAGTGCCAACAGCAATGAGCGCGATCGGCGCATGCCAGTCGGTGATGACGATCATGCCGTGGCCCTCCCCGTGCGGTGCCCTGGCCGTCGCACAGGCAGCTGCGCCCGCAGGGCGGCGGTATTCTCCCTGAGCGCGGCGGTATTCTCGGCCTGCGCGCGGATCTGCTCCTCGAAGCGCTGCTGCTCGATCGCGGCCTGCTCACGGAGCACACGCTCGGATTCGCGGAGCCCTACCAGCGCCTGCTGCTCCAAGACGCGCCGCTGCATGCTGCCCGCCGCAAACTGCGAGGCGAGCTGCAAGAGCTCCGTGCTACGCTGCTCCACGATGCGCGCGCGGTCGATGGCCGCCACACCGGAGGCCTGACGGAGTGCTGCGAGCGCCTGCTGCTGCTCCTGTAGGAGCGTCGCCCGCTGGGCTGCCGGGCTCATGCGTGCAAGCTCGATCTGCCGAATGCGCTCCCGCTGGCGGTCGGCCTCAGCCAATAATGCCTGGGCGCGTGCTGGGCCTTGAAGCGCATCGAGTACGGCCCGGAGTTGCGGCGGGATCAACCGCAAGCCGCGCGCAAAATCGAACAGTGCTTGTGTCGCGGAGCGCACTGCCTGCGCGTCGCCTGCTTGAATCGCGGCGAACACGTCGCCCACGACGCGCCGCATCTGGTCGGTAATGCCAGCGAGCGAGACGTCCGCGATGGCATCTGTGAGCACCTGCCCGATCCGCTCCGCAAATGCCGTCTGCGCGTCGCGGAGCTGGTCATCTGGGACAATGGCGAGTGCTCGGATGGCGCCAGCAAGCCCTCCCGCTGCCCGGGCGCCGGCCTGGGATATCTGTTCGAGCTGCTGAATGAACCGCCGGAAATCGAGGCTCTGGCTCCCCGCATCGAGCTGTCGCATCGCGATGCGCGCGACATCGAGCCCTGGCGGCAGCTCGTCGCCAAACAACCGCGCAATCTCCGCGATCGCGAGTTCTAGCTGCGAGGCGGACAATTGGCCGCGTTCGAACTGGTCATGCAGCGCAAGGAGCGCCCCGCGGAAATCGATACCAGCCGCCTGCGCAGCACGAAGCAGCCACTCCTCTGCTTCGCGCGCACCACGCCCGAGGGCGAGGGTCATGTTGGCAATCGTGTTGCCCAATGCCTCGACATCCGGGAGACCCAGCATGCGGCCAAATACGAGCCCAGGCGCCTGTACTGCCGCCTGAACTGCGCGGATGTCCTCTTGCGTGCGCCGTCTAATGGCGGCGACGAATCCAGTATCCCCGGGATATTGCGCAAGCAGCCGAAATGCCTCGCGACCCGCAGTCGTGTCCGCCAATCGCGGCCCCTCGATAATGCGGCCGGACTCGTCTCGGAATACGATCCGACCGGGAAGCCCGGCCTTGCCGAACAGCTTCTCCAGCGCCCGCAGCGCGCGATCCTCAGCTGTCGGCAGCGACACGCCAAACAGAGACGTTATGCCACCAATTAGCGCTCCGATTGCCGCGCCAATCGCAGTCCCAATGCCGGGTATGATGCTACCTATGGCCGCGCCCGCTGCAGCTCCGGCAGCGACGCTGAGGGCGGTCCGACCCGCATCGAACTGCCCAAAGCGCGTTGTGCCGGGTCCCGTCGCCATCATGATCGGACCCGCGATCAGAGCAGCGAGGCCTGCGCCACCCGCTGCCGCTCCAAGCGTGGAGAGCGAGATCCCGAGGGTGGAGGCGAGACTGCTTGCGCCCGTGATCGTGGCGAGGGTGCCGCCCGTGATGGCCCCGAGCCCGAGTGTACCGGCAAGCGCTGCGAGCACCGGTGCAGCAGACGCCGCGCCGGACACCATGCCTGCCAGAGCCTGGGCGATCCCACCCTGCACGAGAGCGCCGGTGATCCCAGCGCCGAGCCGTGTGAGCACGCCCGCGCCCTGGGCCTTGAGTGTGCGCGACTGCTCGGCGAGCGCGCTGCCGACAATGTCGGACACCGACACTAGCAGGCTATCTCGGAGCACGAGGCCAATGTCTCCCACACCGCCGCCTGCGATGCGCGCCGTAACCGCGCGAGAGAACGAACCACCGATGATCTCGACCACGTCCACCGCTGCTGCGCGCGATCGATCTAGGCCTTCTAGCGTCCGGTCCACGCGCTCGCGGAGAATGTCCATCGTGGCGTCGATTTGCTCGATGCGTGCGGCCCATGCTTCAACCATGCGCGGATCGAAGACCGTCGGCATCACCTGGGCGAGCTGGATCGCCGTCTCTAGCCGCTCTCGCTCTGCCTGTAGCAACGACTCCTCGACGCGGAGCTGCTGCTCCATTGCTTCGCGCACCGCGGCCATTGCCGCGCGCTGCTCCTCAGGGCCCATTGTTTGCGCGCGTTCGAGAAGCGCCCGGGCGCGCTCGACGTCCGCCGCCGCGATCTCACGTGCGGTCTCAGCTCGGATCCGGTCGGCCTGCGAGATGACGTCAGTGACCTGCTCCCACTGGATTCGCAAGTCCTCTGCGGCCTTCGCCGCATCGGTCGATCGCACGCGGATGCCCGCAAGCGCGTCCGCAAACCGGCTCGTGTCCTGCGCCGCCTCTGCTGCTACTGCGCCGGCGCGCTGGAAGCTGGCCGCAACCGTCTCCGGCACTGGTGACATGGGCGCGACGGGCGTGAATGGCGGTGGCTCTATCGGGCGCGGCGCTTGCTGCATGCTGCCGGGCAGGAACAATGCCAACGGCGCGCTGATGCCGAGACCGCTGAGCCCGCCCACGAGCGCGCCAGCTGGGCCGCCGATCAGGCCGCCAAGCACTGCGCCGGACAACGCGCCCGTCCCAACTGCCGCCAGCGCGCCAAATGCCGGGCTCGACACGACCGACGCGATCCGTTCGACAGCGACCATGACCCTGGCGAGCCCGGTCGCCAGGTTCTCTGCGGCCACAACCGCACGTTCGAGGCCGGCCACAATGCTCTGCGGATCCTGCGCGATCTGTGCAGCTACGCCGCGCACCGCGTCCGCCACCCGCCCGAGCGTGCGCGCAAGCACCTCGTCGATACGGCCACGCTCGCCCGTCACCGCCCGCGAGATAGCGTCCGCCAAGCCGAAGAACGCATCGCGGATCTGTGCGAGCGCGCCCGTGACCGTTGTGGATCGTGTTACGATGGCACCGATCTGCTCCAGTGCTTCGGCGATGGCGCCGCGCACTTGTGCCATCCGGCCTCCGAACGTGGAGGCCTCCGCTTCGGCCTGCCCCATCGTACGCCGCCACGCGTCGACGACCAGTGCCCACTTCTCTTGCGCGCTCGCACCCTCGTCGGCGCGGAGCCTCAGCGTGCGGAGTAGACCATCGAGCCTACCGCCAAGAGCACCGCCCACGAGCTCGGCCATCGCATCAATGGACATGTCGTAGGCCGATGCCAAGTCCAACACCATGCGCGTGAGTGGCTCGATCTGCTGCCTCTGCGCACCGAATTGGATCAGGAGCCGCTGGACATTGTTGATGGCCTCATCGCCGTGGATGGTTAGACGTTGGTAGGCCGCTGCCTGCTCCTGGAGCTGCCGCAGATAGTCCGCGCTCGCCTGGCCCGTCGCGCGCAACGTTGCAGCGAGCCGCGCCGTAGCGCGGTCCTGCTCGTCGGCTGCGGCAATCGTGGCCCTAAGCGCACTCGTCACCACACCAGAGACCCGCCCGAGTAGCTCCCAGGCCTGGTTTGCAACGATGACGCCGCGCGCAAGCCGGCTAAACGACCCCTCGGCTGCGCTCGTCGTGCCAGAGAGCCGCTCGATGGCCTGGCGCGTGCTCTCGACGACACGCACTGCGCCGTCGTCTTCGACCCGCAGTCGAATCGAGATATCAGAGATCGGCGGCATCTTGGTCGTCTCCGTCAAGTAGGGCCAATTCCCTCACCGAGTACACGCGCCCCGAACTGCGCACGCCGGCCACCGCGTGCATGAGCTCGATCACATCGGCGTGCGAGTAGACGCGATCGAGCACAATCATTGGTCGCGTCATGGCGCGGAGCTCAGCGAGCAGCGCCCCGGTCTCCACGCGCCAGTACTCGCGCGTGATGCCCGAGTCGTCGCGCCACGCCTTACCGCGCAAGCATCGGGATGCGAGTTCAGCTAATGCCCATGCTTCGGCAGGATACCGCTCTCGCCAGCACCCGCCCTCGCACGCCTCGTGCGCGCAGCAATCCTCACACGATGCCGGGAGTAGCTGCGATCGATGTGCCGCTATGAGTCGGCAGGCGAGCTCGGGGAGCCGAACTTTTTTTTCTCCCACTCCTCCCGGAGCTCCTCCAGGCTGCGCACAACTGCATCTTGCGCGGACGGCACGGCCAATAGGAGCTCGATGAGCTGTTCCTGCCACGTGGGCGGCACATCGTCGAGGTCTGCGAGATCCCTGAGCATCTGTGGATCGCACCCCGAGAAGTCGACGACCACTGGCGGCGTGGCAATGTCCCGATCCGGCACGCCCGAGACCAGTGCCTGGATGTAGGCTCGCAGGATGTCGCCCTGTCGCGCGCGCACGCGATCGAGATACATCGCGATCCGACGTCCGGCATGCACCGTGATACGCCGCACCGTGACGCGCCACCCGGCGCATGGCGGCGGCAGCTCCACGACGCGCGTCTCCTGGGCCTCCAGTTTCTCGTACCGCATCACGGCGTATCGATGCGCACCCAGACGGGCGAGATGCCCTCGTCCGAGGTGCACCGGATGCAGTCGTACGCATCACCATGCACGACCTCGGTGACCCGATAATAGAGCTCGCCATCCGGGTCATACTCCACCCCGCCGCCGGGCAGGCTGCGGAACCGTACAATGTCACCGACCTGCATGGCTCACCTCTTGGCGGCCTTCGCGGCCTGGTCTACGACCTCTCGTACGCCGATGGCCGCAAGCCCACTCAGTGCTGCGCTCGTGGTGGTGTCGGCCTGGCCGCTTAGCGCGGCACCAATGGCACCGATGACCGTGGCCAGGATCGGCACGAGCGGCTTCGGGATCAGCGGCATCACTCGCCTCACGAGGCTCGTGAGGATCGCCGCAGCTGCAGGAATCGCAATGCGAAGAATGTCATCCATGGGGCACCTCCTACTACTCGACCCAGATTGCGTACTCAGACTCGATGCCGCCAGTGCAGCGGCCTTGGATCGTCTGCATGATGATGTTCTCGCGCTCCGAGTATTCCATTGTGATCGCCATGCGCGGGAAATGGAAGATCCATTTGTTCCCGGTCACTGAGCCGACATCGATCCGCATGCAGAATTTCGTGCCGGCGAACATTTCGCTCAGCATCGTGGCGTCCGGGATCGCACGGTTAGGTGCTATCGTATCACGGTCCACCGCCATCGTCGCGCGCACGACCGGGTTGCGGCCCGTGATGATCGGACGCAGCGCACCCTGCGAGACAGTGGCATCGTTCACGATCTGGCGCTCGTTCCCGCTGTCGAAGCTGAATTCTCGGAGTACGATGGTTTGGCCGCCAGACGTGGCACCGTCGAACGAGCCGCCGCCGGCTTGGCCGTCGCCCGTAAGTGCACCAAAGCCCGTCGAGTCGTAGGCGATAGTAAACTGCGTGGCCGTAGGCGCACCGGTCACGAGGTGGCACCCGTTCACGACCTGCCACGATCCGGTCAATCCAGTGATTGCCACGAGATGCCCGGTCGACAGACCGTGCGCCGCATCGGTCGTGAACGTGGTCGTGGTGCCGGCCGTAGCGGATGTGAGCCGCACCGGTGTCGTGATGCGAGCGATGCGGAGCGTGATGTTCCTGAATGCGACTGGACGGATGATCCCGCCGGTGTAGCCGGTGAAGCTACCCTCGTCCTGCGAGTCCCAGACACCCGCGCCATCGAAGGTCCCCTCCAGGAATCCCTCAGGCCGGCCAGAGATTGTCAGCGACCCGACGACGTCGCGCGCGAACACCCTCGCCTTGCCATTCTTCGCACCGACCGTTGGCGGGTGGCATCTTGCTGGCGTAGTGGCTCCGTCGATTAGCTCTGTCGGTGTCGCAGGGCGATATATCACCCGTGCCGTCTGCGTGTGCCGCGCCATGCCAGCGGCAATGAGCATTGCGTCGATCGCGCTCGCGCCATTGCCGGTCACCGAGCCCGCAGTGCCCGAGCCGAACACGGGGAATCGAGCCCGCACGTCCGCGAGCTGCGGACCCACGACCGCATCGATTGGAGACAGCGACCCGCGGATCACGCTGATGGGAATGAGCTGCGGCCGGGGCTGGATGACGACCGGCTCCAAGAGCGGGAGATCATCGGTGCCGCCAGTGCCGTAGGCCGGGGCGCCTGGGTTGGATTGTAGTTTTGCGACTGCCTGAACAGATTGGCTGATGGTGACCTGCTTCGCCATGATTATACCTCCGTCCTAATTACGCCCTCGACGGTCAGCATGTCGCGGTGATATAGGATGCGGTATTCTCTAAGTACGAGATATCCACCGCTATCCGCGCGGAGCACACGCGCCATGAGCGGCGTCGCACCGTATTCGCCAAGGACGCCCATGATCTCCGCATCGAGGGCAGCTAGCTGCGCGTGATAATCGAGCTCGGACCAGGGCCCGCGCGGCATCCACTCGATGTCGATGTTCGCGGCAATGATGGCCGATCTACCCGCCTGCGGCTCGTACTCGACCTGATCCATCCAGACGATGCACTCGCCAGGATCCAGCGCGGTCTCGTCGCGGTCGAATCGCACTCGTGTCGCGATACGAGCAGCCACTACGGCATCGGCCGCATCACGCAGAATGTCATGCTCCACCGTAGACACGGGCTGCCTCCTCTGCGACTCGCGATACAAGCTCGGGCGCGATCTTGCGCAGCGCGGGTCGCGCCGGCACCGTCACCGACCGCACGAGCCGATATAGCGGCACGATCGTCTTGCCGCGGCGTTGACAGATGATGCCCTTGCGCACGAACGTGTTGCGGTACGCCCGTGGGGGCCGCCGCTCGACGCCTGCGGCGGTCAGCGCCGCAGGCAGTGGAATCGCCAGATACTGCCCGCGCCGCGGCCGAATCACCGTCTCGTCTACCGGTCGCCCCTGGGCATCGATGCCCTCGTGCACTCCGGCGTACACCAAAGCCGCGCTGCCTGCCTCGACACCGACGCTCAATCCAACTGGGCGCCGCTCGACCTGGTAGCCGTACGAACCCATGAGTCGCCCGGTTCGCACGGCCGTACGCTCTGCCGTCGTGCCACCGCGCCGGTATCGCGTCACGATGTCCTGCACTGCGCGCCGCCCCTCACGCTCCAGTGCGCGCGCCATCCGCTCACGCCGCTCGGCGCCGTAGCCGGTCATCCACCGGAGCGTGTCCGCGATACCGCGCGCGGAGATCGAGAGCCTCATGCGCCCCTCCCGAGTTGCTGCCGGAGCACGTCCGGCGGCCCGAATGCCTGCTCGCCCGCGGCCTCCCGCGTCCGGATCCACCGCGCTGCGGACACGATCGCAGCACGGATCTCCTTGGGCACGCTCGCGACGTCAGCCGCGATGCCCACAGTCGCCGTGATGCGGTACCAGCCGGGCGGCCAATACCCACTAGCACGTGTCACCAGCCCAGCCTGCGAGTCGACGACGTACGTCGCGGCGTCGACGATGGTCCAGGCCTGGGCGTCGGTGGAGTACTCGACTGTGACCGACTGCACCGGACGGCCCGGCACGCGGAGCACATCGAATTCGCCCACGATGTACTGCGTCTGGACGCGCGACGTCGCCACGATGGTGCGACCAAGCATGCGCTCGACCAGCTCCGTGGCCTGCGCCGCTAGGCGATGCGCCCCGAGGGCATCCTCAAGGCGCATCCCCAGCGCCTGCGCTAGCTCAGCATCCGTGATCGCGGGCGTGATCATGTCGTGCCCCGATATTACGCCATCTCCAGTACCGCGACCGCCTCGGGCTCCATCAATTTGCCGCCCTTCCGCGACCAGATCGCGAAGCCCATGTGCGGCGCGTAGCGTTCTCGCAACGGGATGAGCAGCAGATCGGATCGGTCCACGATGTAATACTGCGCGAGATCCCCGAACAGCATGGGCCGCTGCCCCGACGCGACAGCGGGAACGAAGCCGCTTCGGAAAATCGGCCGATCGAAAAGCGTGAGCACGTTCTGCCCCGGCATGAAGATCGGCCGCTGGGCAGCGTCCTTGAACCGGAGCATTTGCGCGAGCGCGCTGCGGTGAATCAACCACACACCCTGCTCCGCGTACTCTTCGCGCACGGCCGTATACAGGTTGACCACATCGTCGTACGAGATGTTGGTCGCGGATCCGGCCGTCACCACGGGCGTGCTTGCATCCGTGAACACGCCTTGCGGCTTTTGGCTCCCATCGCCGACGATGAAGGCCTTGTCTTCCGAGAGGGCCTCCTGGCGGGAAATGATATCGGCCAACACGCCCTCCAGATCCACCTCCGCGTCTTCAATCGTGGCACGAGACGCCACGACATGCCCCGGCTCCCACGGCCATACGCGAATCTCGCGCCGTTGGAATTGCTGTTGCAGTGCCGTGCGCGCTGCGACCGGGTCAAGGCCTGCATTGCCGGGCCATGTGTCGGTGATCTGCCCGGATACATACTCGCCCGACGGTGCAACGTAGGGCTCTTGATACACATCGCGGCTCGTGCGCCGCACCGTGCAGAGTTGCCGCATGAGCCCCGTGCGTCGCCGTGCGATACGTACGGTCGGAGTAAGCTGCGGCGGCACAAGCAAGTCTTCTCCGGTCGCCGACGGCGGCGCCGCTGTCCATTGCAGCCGCCACCCGACCCCGCTGTCTCCAGCGGCGAGATAGGTCTGCCGCTCTGCTTGGGTCAGCCCGGCCTCGCCCTGCGAACACCATGCCCGGAATGCCTCGCCCCACGGGCGCACCGGCTCCTGGGGCTGCATCACGTGCGTGCGCGCCGGGACGGACGCCGTCAACGTCGCCGCCGGCTGCGGCTGCGTGAGCGCCTCGGCCTGCTGGCGACGCTCTTCGTATTGCCTCAAGCGCGCAGCCCGTGCCTGTGCGGCCTCCATGGCCTGATCGAGCTCCGCGACCGCGCGCTCGAACTGCTCGACCGCGTCGGATGGCCATTGCTCCCCATAGCGCTGATCGAGCTCGGCCCGCAGCGCGTCCACTTTCGCGACTGCCTCAGCTAGCATGCTCATAGTTACCTCCTCTGACCTTCACACGGCGCCAAAGCGCCAGTGCCCGCCGCCTGGCGAGCGTTGTATCGGATGCCGATGCGCCTGCACCGGCGTCTGTTGCAATCTGTTCCGCAATCTGTTCAGCGGCCTGCTGCATCTCCGCCGCAATCAACTGCACACGTGCCTGGGAATTCGCGCCCCACGGCACGAGCGAAATCTCCTGCAAAAGCGCCTGCTCCACGACCCACGTGCCCATGACGTATTGGGCCGTGATCGGGGCAAAGCCAATCGATGCCTCGCCGATAACTCCTCGCGTCACGAGCTCAGATAGGTCCGAGCCGTCGCGCGTATCGGTGAGCGTGGCCTCGAAGTATAGCCCGCGGTCGTCCTGCCGCAGGACATCCGGGCGTGCGATTGCACGTGTCGCATCGTGATATGCGAGCACCAGGATGCGATCGCGGATCGCTGGCAAAGTGAGCGAACTGGTGAAGGCATTGGGCAACAAAACGACCGGCCCCACCGCCTGGCCGTTCGCGCCGGCCGGCCAAAATGGCGTGTTCCACGTTGCGGCATACCCGCCGACTCGGGCCACGATAGATATCCTCGCGGCGCGATATTGCACGACAAGTGTGCGTTGTCAAGATTTCCCCGAGACGACTGTACGACACCGGCAGTTGGGATGCGCCGGCGGCTCTTCACTTCGGGCCCACTCGTCGTCGAGGCTCTGCACCTCACGATCGCGCGGCTCGCAGACGGGGCACACGTGCTCGTCGTCCGCCGTGATCCACATGATCTGCGCATTCGGCCGCGCCTCCCGGAGTGTCTCGTGCCGCGAGATATTCACCGCGCGTGCGGCCTCGGTGCGGGCAATCGTAAGCGCCCGCGAGTACGCCAGCGCCTGCGCGTAGTCTGCCTGCTCTGCGGGCGAGAGCGTCTCTGCCCTGCGTGCGAGCGCCGCCACCTGCCGCGGGTGTAGCGGCACGATGCGCACGAGCCCGTCGCGGAGCGCCCGCGGAGATAGGCCCTGGTCGAGTGCATCTACCACTGCCGACCGGATCTCCGTGCGTGTCTCGTCGTCGATGGCGGTCACGAGATCGGCACCGCGCCGCTCGGCCCAGTCGATCGCGCGCCGGCTGGGAAGGGCGACGCCGCCACCCAGGTCCACTCGCAACGAGCGGATGCCTAGCTTTGCGGCCTTGATGAGCTGGGCTTGCAGGGCCGCGATGCGCATCCGCGACACTCCGGCCCGTTCGAGCTCGCGCCTCAGTGCCTCGATGTCGCGCGCGGCGAGAGCATCGTCAATACGCTGCATGTCGACGCGCTGCAGGAGCACCCGGTCGTAGCTCCCCACGGCGCGCCGGATGGCTCGTTCGACGAGGTCGATCGTCTGCCCGACGTGCTCGCCCGCCATGTCATGCCACGGTGATGAGGCCCGCGAGCCCGACGCCGCTTAAGTCGCCGACGGTGAGCTCGACGCGATAGAACCACCGTCCTACTGGGATCGTAGCGAGTGCCGCGCTTCCCCACTCTGCCTGCGGCGGGTCGGCTGACACTGTGGCCGGTAGCGACGTGCCGGAGCCGCCCACGCTCGCGGAGCAAATAAGCACCGCGCTGTCGACGGCGACGGCCTCGCCTGCATCGTCTCGCACCGCGATCACGAGCGAGCCGGGGGCGCTCGGGTGCATGACCAGTGCTCGCCACTCTGGCGGCTCGCCGCGCAACGCTGACATCGGAATTTCAATCACTCCAGGTCGCGCGCGCATGGCTCACCTCGTCGGGTAGGTGACACGGATCAGGATCTCCGCGGTCGGAGTATTGCCCATGGTGTCTGTCGCCTTGACGCGGCAATGGTACGTGTTGCCAAGCCGCTGCGTGCCCGGCAGCACTGCCACGGTCACCGTGTCGCTCGCGATCACAGTCGGCCCGCCGGCGAGCATGCCCGACGGGTCCGCATCGGTCCGCTTGGCATCGATCACGCGGCACGACCATGTCGCGGACGTCACCGTGCGCGCCGGATAGACGACCCAGTATGTGTCCCGCACGTCGGGCACGTGCTCGATCGTCGCGTGGTAGTCGAGCGCCCATGCGGGTGTGGCGAGCAGTAGCATCAGCAGCATGCGCATCATGGCTGTGCCTCCACCTGTGTCGGCTCCGTGAGCTCCGAGAGCCCCGACCGCAAGACATCGCCGTCCGATACCCGCGGGAGCCCCATCATCGAGCGCGCCTCGTTGCGCGTGATCAAGCCAGCGCCCCAGGCTCGTTCCGCGAGCTGCCACTGTGTCGCGCGATGCTCGTCGGCCCCGGCTAGCTCGGAGAAATCCCACCACAGCTCGACCTGCGATGGGTCCAGTCCATAGAGCGGCGCTAGCTGCGTCTCCAGCATCTGGCCGACGCGGCCCACGAACGGAATGATCACATCGTGCACCAGGTGCTGCCTCGCTTCACGATAGTTGGCGTACGTCGCGCGCTTGAGTCCGATCACGGCGCTCACCATGATCGGCGGGACACCGAGCACGGAGCAGATGCGAGCCTCCACGTGCGCGAGCAGGTCCGCGACATCGATCTCTTGCGGAGATACGCCGACCTCGCGGACATCGACGCGCGATTGCTGGAGCAGCGGGATACCCGCCTGCCGGCCAGATGAGTCGCGCTTGAGTGCTGCCTCGACGCGCATGCGCACGGCCTCAGCCTCCTCGTCGTCGAGGTCGTCGCGTGTCGTCAGCACGATCTGCCGGAGTCCGCTCCGCGCCACGTCTCCGACATAGCCCATGAGCGCCCGATCGAGCGCGACCTCAGACGCAATCATGGTCCATCGCGCGCGCGGCACGAGCGGGTCATCAGTGGCCGGCACGATCGCCCAGAGGAACGTGCCAGGCAGCATGACTTTCGGCCTGCCGGTCGTCGGCTCACCGTACTCGATCGCTTCGAGAGCGCCCGTCGCGGAATAGCGCTCCTGGGCGAATTGCGACGGCCGCGGCAGAATGTACGCAGGCGTGCCGTCGCCTCGGAGTACGAGCTCGGCGAAGATGCGCCCCACAAGCCGCTCCTGCGCCACCCACGTGCGGAGCAGCGTGGCGTAGTCGATGTCCGGCGTCGGGTGCCAAATCAGGTCCAGGATGGGGTGCTGCTCGACGGGCTGGCCAGCGATCCGGAGTGTAGGTCTCGCGGATGCGGCCACCGTCGCGATGGCCTCGATGCACGCCTCGACCAGCGGATGCGTGGCGACGTCGAGATATGATGCCTTCGCCTGGCGGATGGGCTCAGCTAGGCGGAGCACCCGTACTCCGCGGCCCGGCAACGTTGCTGCCGGCTGCACCGGAGATGCAGCGCGACCACGCCGACCCACCGCGGCGCGGAACCGGTCGAGCCAGGACACCGTCGCCATGTGGGCCCGTCTATCATATCGCCGCGCGACATGCTAGTGTTCGGGCATGTCGTTCCGCGATGCACTAACCGAGCATGCCGGTCGTCTCGGGCTCCGAGAGATTGCGGGGCTCTCGGGCACCTCGAAATCCGAGGCCCGCGAAGCGCTGGCGGACCCGGCCGTACGGCGCGAGTATGAGGCCGCCCGGGCACGCTACATCGACGGGCTCGTGCAGCAGCTAGAGCGAGCCGCCCGTGCTGGCAATCTCCGGGCCGTACGGGAGCTGATCCGCTTCGCCCGCGGCATCGAGCGGCGCACGTCTCGACGCGAGCGCCGACGTGAGCGCAGAGACGTGCCCGCGTCGCTACGGAAGTGGCCGCATGCAGTCGTTCTCCCAGGCCGCCGGCCGAGCTGACGCGGAATTCGCCGTCCCGCTCCGGTCGGCACGCGAGCTCCGGCGCTACATGGAGCACGCCTGGGGTGTGCGCCTGGGTGGTCGTGCGGCCTGTCCGCATCACGTGGCACCACTAGCCGTCGCGTGGGATGCGTACCGCGCCACCCAGCCAGTGATCATCGTGCGCGGTGCGCGCGGCACGGGCAAGACCTACATGGTCGCCGCCCTCGGGCTCACCATGGCTACCACGCTTGGGGCGTCGGTGACCATCCTTGGCGGCTCGGGCGAGCAGAGCAACCGCGTGCATGACCACATGCGCCGGATGTGGCTACACCCGACGGCGCCCATCGACATGCTGCTAGATGAGCCGACGCATCGTGTGACGAGGCTCATCACGGGCGCCACCATCACCGCGCTGCTCGCCTCGTCGCGGAGCGTGCGCGGGCCGCACCCAGAGCGGCTCATTCTCGATGAGGCCGATGAGATCGACGTCGATTTGATCGATGCGGCCCTGGGACAACCGCAGTCTCGCGGGCCGATCCGTGCCGGCGTGCTGGCAGTATCCACCGAGCACCGCACCGACGGCGGCATGGCGTACCTGCGGCGGCTGGCCCAGGATCGCGGCTGGCCTGTCGTCGAGTGGTGCTGGCGCGATGTGATGTGGCCGCACGGGTGGATGCGGCGCGACCAGCTAGAGCGCGTGCGGGCTACCGTGCCCGAGAGTGTCTGGCGCGTCGAGTACGAGATGGGGCAGGTGGTATCCCGAGACGCCGCCATCGACCCCGAGGCGCTCGCTGGCGTACTCGACGGTCCAGAGATCCGGGACGCTGGGCGCGCGGTTGAGGTCGAGCCACCAGAGAGTTCGGGGCAGTACGCCTGCGGCGTCGACTGGGCGCGGAGCGAGCATGCGACCGTGGCGGTCGTGATTCGGTGCGATGTGCGACCGCGGCGGGTCGTGGCCTATCTCCGGATGCGGCGGCAACCATGGGCGAGACAAGTGGAGCGCGTGGCGGAGCTCGCGACACGATACCGCGCGCGGGTGTGGCATGATGCAACCGGGCTCGGCGACGTAGTGCACTCGCTGCTCGCGGTGCCGGCCGTGCCCATCGTCTGGGCACCGAAGACCCGCGAGCGGCTCATCACTGGCTATGTGCGAGCCCTCGAAACGCGGGCGCTACTACTGCCCCGCATCGACACGCTGGTGTCGGAGCACACGCAGGCCACCTGGGATGATCTCTGGGGCCGCGGCCACTTGCCGGACTCGCTCGCCGCCTGCGCGATGGCGTGGTACGGGGCCGAGCGGATGCGCGGCGTGGGCGGCATCTACGTGTGAGCCGCCAGCTGCTCTGGAGGGAGTGGGGCCGGCGGAAAGGAGTAAACGCCGGCCCCTCGGGCAGGAGGTTGGTGAACGGGCGATGACCGTGTGCCATATCGGACCGTGGTTGTCAAGTGCGTTGACTTTTATGCTTGCGTTCGGTATTGAAATGCGCTGAAGGCATGTGATGGGCAATCATGAAGCCTTCTTTGCCCCTGTGGCTGTTCCCGGCAGCCGCAGGGGCTTTTCTTTGCCGTCTAGTTTCCCGGCTCATCATCCGGCATCGGCCGCCCGAGCCGGTACGCAAGCCGCTGCAGGGCACCCAGTATCTCCTGGCGATCCTCGTCGCTCGGGCCGGGTGGCGGAAGCTGCGGAGTGCTCGGCTCCAGCTCGACCCATTCGCACCGGATGCGGCCCTCGACCAGGGCCTCGGCGACTAGGCGGTCGTAGACGCGCCGGAATGTGCGGTAGAGCTCGTCATCACGGAGACGTGTGCCCTCGGCCAGGCGCATCGCCTGGAGGGCGAGTGATGGCATGCGCTTCCCGCGCCGCGCCAGCTCCCAGGCCTCCTCTGGGCCGGGCCAAGCATCGTCGAGCGCGCGCACGATCGCGATCCAGGACACGCGCTCTCCTCGCGCTGCGATGCGGGTGATGGCATTGCGCAATTCGAGCGGTCCGAGCCCGTACGGCGCGAGTTGGGCGCCGATGAGAACCGCGGTCTGGCGCTCGACCTGGATGCCGTGGAACGATGCCGCGGCCATGATTGCGTCAGCCAGCGTGTCTACCGTTGCCATTGTGACCTCCTGTCTGCTTCGGTTGCGGGCCAAAGACAAGCCCGTGCTGGATGGCCCATTCAATCCCCTCCACGATCTCGCGCCGTTGCTGTTCCCATTCCCTGGCAAATGCGGGCTTCCAATCCCGCATCTCGACCAGCAGCACCTCGCAGTCCCTGAGCAGCAGCGAGAGCGGATGCCGGGCCCGCACGTGGATGCCACCAGCGCGCTCGACGTACCAGCGGGCGAGCCGCGGCGCGTCCTCGATGCCGACGCGCTTGACCAGCTGCAGGCACATCGAGTTGGTCCGGGCGTTTCGCGGCGGGCGGGAGCCGTATCGCTGCTCATAGGCCGATGCGTACGCCTCCCAGGTCTCCGAGCCTGGGGCCCCCTGGGGTTGCGCAGGTGGGTGGTGTATTTCCGGGTTGACAGCCGGCAGATTTTCGTGACACGCGCTAGACGCGCAAGAATCGGTTATAAGCGACGTTTGGGGCCTGCTGGCTACCATGGTACTGGTCGGGGTGCGTCTTAGCTTCCTGGGCGAATTCTGGCGTTTTGGCGGCGTGGTTGGTTGTGCGGCCGTTTCTGGTGATGCATGGGTAGCTAGGTGATCAGTGTCTGTGGTGGCAGTAGGATCACTCGTGCTGCGAGCCCTAGCTACCCTGGGATCGTGATCCGAGTTGGGCTGAGTTTCGCTGCGCGAAAAATTGTGGCGCGTCCCGCTGAGCTTTAGCTCAGCGGGAACATTCAAACCTACTAGCGATAGATTATTCTCGCTATTGCGGCTTGTTAGATCTATCGTAGTAGGATGTTGGGGGTGAGAGAGATTAGGAAGAGATAGGGGGTTATAGGGGGGAAGAGGAACCTCAAGGGAGAGCGGGGGTCCGGCGCACAAAATTTCTGTTGACAACGAATGGGTGGGTTTTAACACCCACGTGGGTGGATTTTGACACCCATGTAGGTGGGTTTTAACACCCACGTGGGTGGGTTTTGACACCGTGTCATTTAACACCCATGTGGGTGGGTTTTCACACCCATCCGCGC